TAATCAAGAAGCTGAAAAAAAGAAGATTGAATTAAATAATAAACAAACAACTAATATTCAACAAGAACGGACTCAGACACCAAAACCTGATGCAAGAGCTACTGAATGGGCAGAACAAAATGCTTGGTTTGGTAAAGATAATGCTATGACGTATACAGCATTTGATTTGCATAAGAAATTGGTAGAAGAGGAAGGTTATGACCCACAATCGGAAGATTATTATGGTGAATTAGATAGAAGAATAAAGCTTGAATTTCCCCATAAGTTTGGTAATAATACAGAACAATCGACTAAGCCTACACAAACTGTAGCTTCGGCTACGCGAAACGTAAAAAGAGGCACTGGTCGCAAAACTGTGAGACTCACATCATCACAAGTAGCAATTGCTAAAAAATTGAATGTGCCACTTGAAGAATATGCTAAACAAGTAAACGTAGAGGAGTAATAAGCATGACTAAATCTAAAACTGAAACAGAAGTTTCAAACGTTACGGAGGAAGTAAAAAAAGACTCACGCGCGTCCGAAACAAGGGAAGCTACTAAGCGACCTGTTGAATGGACACCACCCTCATCTTTAGATGCACCACCTGCGCCGGATGGTTTTCGACACAGATGGATAAGAGCTGAAAGTTTAGGCTTTGACGACACTAAAAATATCGCTGGTAAATTAAGATCAGGATACACATTAGTAATGGCTTCAGAGTATAAAGATTCAGGTTATCCAATAGTTGAAGATGGCAAACACAAGGGAGTGATCGGAGTCGGAGGTCTGTTGCTGGCCAGAATACCAGAAGAGATCGCGAAAGCACGTCAGAAGTTTTATAGTGATAAAGCTAAAGAACGTGACGATGCAGTTCACAACGATCTACTGAAGGATCAGCACCCGAGCATGCCTATCAGCAATGATAGCCGCTCTAGCAAATCTTTCGGTGGTAAGTAAAAGTTTTTTAACAATTACTATCAACGGAATAAATTAACCGCACTGGAGGCCCGTAAGGGCAGGTGCATACGGAGGAAAATAATATGGCTAATCAAGACGCCGCTTTCGGTCTTAGACCGTTAAAGACAGTTGGTCAGCAAGACGATTCTACTGGAATGAGTTCTTATAATATTAGTCCGGGTGATGCGAGTGTAATATTCCAAGGTGCTTTAGCAGGTTCTCCTGCTACAGGTACTGGATATGTAGACTTACAAACAGCTGGTTTAGTATTAAACTTAGGAGCTTTCTGGGGATGTTTCTACAATGACCCAACTACATTAAAACCTACGTTCAAAAACTATTACCCAGGATCAATCACTCCACCTAACGCTGGCGCGATTGAAGCATTTGTGTATGACAGTCCATCACAAATGTACGAAATCCAATCAGACAATACAGGTGCTTCTGCTCAAACAGACATCTTTAAATGTGCGGATTTAGCTGGTGTAAGTGGTTCAACTTTGAACGGAGTAAGCTCAATGGAACTAGGGGATGGTACTCTAGGTACAACTGGGCAATTTAAAATAATCGGAGTTTCAAGAGACCCTGAAAACAATGATATCGGATCAGCAAACGTCAACTGGCGTGTGATGGTAAACGAGCATTTATTAGGATCTGGAACTGCCGGGGCAGCATAAGGAGAATAAATTATGGCAATATCACGACAACAACTCGTAAAAGAGCTTGAGCCAGGTTTAAATGCCTTGTTCGGCCTTGAGTATAAAAGATATGATTCTGAGCATAAAGAAATTTATGTTACAGAAACATCTGACAGAGCTTTTGAAGAAGAAGTAATGTTATCTGGATTTGCGAATGCATATGTGAAACCTGAAGGTTCAGCAGTTGCATACGACAATGCACAGGAAACATTTACTGCAAGATACACTAACGAAACAGTGGCTCTTGCATTCGCTTTAACTGAAGAAGCAATGGAAGACAACCTGTATGATAGACTTTCGTCTAGATATACAAAAGCACTAGCGAGATCTATGGCTAACGCTAAACAGATCAAAGCAGCAAACCCACTAAACCAAGGTTTACCAACTACGGATAACTTTGATTCAGGTGATGGTGTTTCTTTGTTCAACACAGCTCACCCAACGATCGCTGGTTCTTTCCAAAACACATTAACGACACAAGCAGACCTTAACGAAACATCGTTAGAACAAGCAATGATCGACATTGCTGGTATGACTGATGAGAGAGGTCTTAAGATTGCAGCTAGAGGAATGAAAATGATTGTTCCTTCTGAAAACCAATTCAATGCTGAAAGACTTATGAAGTCTCAAGGTAGAGTTGGAACTGCAGACAATGATATAAATGCTTTAAGATCTATGGGAATGATTCCTGAAGGTTACAGAGTAAATCACTATCTTACAGATACTGATTCTTGGTATATCATTACAGACGTGCCGAATGGTATGAAGTACTTTGAAAGACTACCTATCCAAACTAAAATGGAAGGTGATTTTTCAACTGGTAACGTTAGATACAAAGCTAGAGAAAGATACTCGTTTGGAGTATCAGACCCTAGAGGTATCTTTGGTTGCGAGGGTGCATAATATCAAATAAAATTAGGGGCCGCCTCAAAACGGCCCCTTTTTACTTTATAAGAGGTGAGAATATGAAAAAACTACGAGTCCAGATTTACGCTTACAAACATCACGCAGATTTTATTATAGAATCAGAAGATTCCCTAGAAGCAGTTGAAAATGCTATCATTGACAAACTTGGACAAAATGATATAAAATGGGAGTATCTTGGAGAAATGAACGATCCCAAGGTAAAAAGAATAACCTATGAGGAGGTTATAAATGATGCAACAACATCTAACAGAACTATATACGAAGAAAAAAGTTCTGGATCTAGAATGGGAGCAGGAGCATCTTAATGAGGGTAGATATACTCTCAATATGGTTAGAATTGACCGAAAAGTCAGAGAAGTAATTAGCCATATAAAATTAGCAGAAGCTAAAAAAGAGCATATGCTAAATAAGGTGGAAGACTCTGCACCCCAAGTTTCTGTAGCTACTTAATAAAAAGCTACATCGTTGGAAAAAATCCACTCCACATTACAGGCTCTCTTGCACTCTACTAAAATCTAGTATATAAATTAATTACTATACAATTAACAATAGAACATAGACGCGTATAGTCGACGGCCTAGAGACTATGTTCACAAACTAGGAGAATATAATTATGGCAAACACTACATTTTCGGGACCAATTAAAGCTGGACCGATTTCACACACAACTGGTACAACAGTTGGAACAAACGTAAAAAATACGGGTCACGTTGTAATGTCTCAATCTGCAAAGATCGTGTACACAAACGTAACTGATTTATCAACTAACATTGTTTTACCTGCAAAATCACACATTATAGCTATCGACGTTAACGTTGAAGTAGCATTTAATGGTGGTGGTGCTGACACTATAGATATTGGTATCGTAGGTAACTCAGACTTATATGTTGATGGCGCAGACATTTCAGCAATAGGTCCTGTAGCATTAGGAACAACTGGTCTTTGTACAAATTGGAGAAATACTGGAACTTCTGATGTTAGAGTCGCAATGAAATACATTGACGCTAATAGTGACAGTTCTGCTGGAAGAGCAAGAGTAACAATTACTTACACTCAAGCTAACGATCACAGCGTATAATAAATAATTTGGTGCTCCTTCGGGAGCACCTTTAATAAGGAGAAAAATTATGGCAGGCGGAGGATCATTTTCAAGTGACCAAACAACCTTACACATGAATACTATTGGTTCTAATACTTTATCAAGAGCTGGTAGAGCTAGAATTACTTCTATTCAAGGAAAAGGAATAGCAAGTTCTGTTCTTAAGTTTCACGATTGCGCTACTGCAGGTGCTGCAGCTTCTGGTAATTTAGTAGCTACATATCATTATGGAACTGAAGGCTTAGAAGTATACGTTCCTGGTTCAGGAATTCTTTTTAAAGAAGGAATAGTATTTCATTTAACTGGAACAAGTGGAAGCGTTACTGTAACTATTACAGGAGCGTAGTCTCATGGCTAACACTACTTCTGGAACTACGACGTTTGGAAAAACTTTTGCAATAGACGATATTGTAGAAGAAGCTTACGAGCGTATTGGTATACGAGGAGTTTCAGGATATCAGTTAAAAACTGCAAGAAGATCTTTAAACATTCTTTTTCAAGAATGGGCAAATAGAGGAGTGCACCTATGGGAAATAGGAGATGGATACTTGACTCTTGTTGCTGGAACTAATGAATACATTGGTTATAGGTCTAGTGGTGATGGCACATCAACACTATTAGATAGTGCTGGTGCAGCTTTGTATAGTGTAGATGATGTTTTTGAAGCTTCTTACAGAAGCAGTGCAGGTACAACAAGTCAATCAGATAGTCCATTAACAAAAATTTCTAGATCAACATATTCTTCTTTATCAAATAAATTAGCACAAGGACAACCATCACAGTATTGGGTTCAAAGATTTATAGATAAAGTTACTATTACTTTATACACAACACCAGGCTCGAGTCAGGCTGGTGACAGAGTACAATTTTATTATATGAAAAGAATTGATGATGCAGGAGATTATACTAATGCAACAGATGTTCCTTACTATTACATTCCTTGCATGTGTGCAGGTTTAGCTTATTATTTAAGTTTAAAATATGCACCAGACAGAACACAAAATTTAAAACTTCTATATGAAGATGAACTATTAAGAGCGGAGGCAGCGGATGGGTCCAGCAACAGTACGTTTGTTACACCTAAGACCTACTATCCTAGCGTTTAATTATGGCAAGATATGCACAAGGAAAATACGCACTAGCAATATCTGACATTAGTGGCCAAGCATTCCCATGGAATGAAATGGTAACACAATGGAATGGTTTATTTGTACATTATTCTGAATTTGAATCTAAACAACCACAATTAGATCCTAAACCAAGTCAAGCGGACGCAACAGCTTTACCTAAAACAAGGCCACAACAACCACCACCTGATGCATTAAGATTTTTAGATTTTAATCCTTTAAGAACTTTTGCTGCAGGCTCACCAATTATAAATGTAAACTCTCCTAATCATCAATTCCCCCTTCTTC